GTTTCTCTATTCATATAAGCATAGACGCCAGCACCTACTGCAGTTGCGCTCAATACAAATGAGGCAACTGCTAATGCGTTGAATACTTTTTGCATTATCAAACTCCAGTTCTTGGTTGAACTTGTCCCTCTTCCAGAGCTTCAACTCTTTCTTCAAGAGTTACTTCTGGTGCTGGTGGTTCTGGAGGTGCAACTACAAACTCTTCTCTTGGTGCCTCTGGTGCTTTAGGTTCTTCATCATCACCTTTCTTCATAGTGTTGATACCGAACGTAGCAGCAGATGCTGTAAACACAGTAGCAATAAAGGTTGGATCCATTTTGGATAGCATACCCGAATAGCTAGCGGTAAGAAGAGCAGCAGACCAACTCAAAATACATATACGAATCAATTGTCCCATAGCGTTTTCCTTTTTCTTATCCATCGTTGTGGTGATGAAGTCCGATCTATTTATTATTTCAAAGTAGGCCAGTTTTGCTTAGAAACTACTTCTTTTAACTCTTCTACAGTAGTAGCATCAAGGATTGCATCTTCTAATCTAGCACCCTCAGTATGAACTGCTGCTCTATATGTTTCCACTTCAGCAGGAACATCAATATCCCTTTCATATTTTCTGACAATATACCAGTCAGTATTTTGAAGTAGTTGATTACGATTATAATTTATCTTATTATTCCATTCTGTTTTTAGTCCAAGAATAAATTGTTCTACTTCTTCACCTTCTTCGTTTGTAAAAGTTCTTGTAGTATCTTCTAGTTCTTTTGGCAATCCATCAGAAAAATAAAAATTAGCATCATAAGAAAGTGGTGCTGGCATCTCTACAATACCAGCAGCATTCAATTCTTCTGTAGTCGCATACTGTAACCACATAGAAGAATACTTGACGCCATCTATTTCAAATGGTTTTCCTAGTTCTAATACTATTCCTTTTCCTTTGATACTAAACATAATAGTTTTTATTGTTATTTATCTTGCTCTTGCATATTTAAGTGGACTTCTTGCCCATGCCATTACACAATATTTGATTCCACTAGTATTACAAGCAGCATTTGATGATCTAACTTTAAACCCATTTGCTAAGATATCAAATCTTTCCCCAGCACCAACACCAACAGTATCATATTGAACTTGTGCGGTTTCCCATGCCATTTCTTTTGTTGATGGGTTACCATCAGTTCTTTCTGGAATTCTAGAATCATCATGAATAAACCACTGTTGTCCACCGCCAGCACCCTTAACTATAATTAATTGGGGTCTAAATCCACAATGATAGTAAGGACCGTTGGCGCTAGAATTTCCAAGATACGATCCAAAGCTACTCAGACCGTCAACACTATGCCAAGCATAAGCAATATAAGCATTTCCTGCTTTGGTAGTAAAGTCATCTTTCAATGGAATTAATAAAGATGTTGGGTCTTGATTTCTAAATGCTCCTACTGTTCTTGGTGCGGCATTTGAAAACACAAAACTTTCTGTATCTGATAATTCTTTGTGGTAAATATCCCAGTTGAATGTTGTGTCTCGATTTTTTACGATTATAAATTCTGGTGCTTTCAATAACCCATGACCAACATAATGATCACTTGTTCCAGCGGGACCAGTATAAGATATGATGCTAAATCCAGCATTAGTGTTTGCTCTATAGTTACATGCTAGTGTAGCACCAGATGGTTGATATGAGTTTGTAGTGGAGGTTCCAGCATCCCAACATCTAGCAATATATTTGTGTGATGTATTCTGATTATACCATTCATATCCAGTACCACCACCTTCCTGAGAATATGTAATTAATCCATTATCTACTGCACTTACATAACCGCCAACAGCGAAACCTTCTGTATACGTTTGGTCTGTGACTAACGCTCCTACTCCGCCAGCGGAACTAGTAAATCCTCTAAGAACATCATACATTTGATTATGATATGTTTCTCCCTCGTAAGATTTACTCCATATAAGATCAGGTGTAAAATTCATATATGATGGGTCTGATCCGATTGTTCTATTTCCACCAGCACCTGTTCCAGTCCATATCAGAGCACCAACTGCATCAACTGGGTTTGGATAATATGGTTCTGGTAGATTAGAGGATACTAAACATTTATGACCAGTTCTAGCAGGATGAGTAAATACTCTTTGACCGAAATTATATTTCCATATTGGTGTTCCGCTAGAAGAATTCCAAGCATGAGGAACCAAACGATCACTTCCAACAGGAACGAAAGAAGAGAAATCATATGTATATGCTAAAACTCCATTTTTATAAAAATATGCAATATTAGCATCAGCATCTAATGAACAACCAAGAGTATCTGTGTCTCCGTAGTTTGTTCCAGTAAGAACAGATGTAAAAGTACCATTTACCACTCTTTGCAATCCACTGGTTGAGTGCCAGTGTAATCCAAATTTAGTTGTTTCTGGGTTTGATTGTCCATGTGGAATACAAAATCCAAATCTACCACCTACTGTTCCATTAGTGGTTCCACTTACTGCATATGCTTCCCAGTGCCACTTGTAAGATATTACTGATATAGTTGCTTCTGCTCTTACGGCAGCAGCTCCTAGATTATAATGTAAATTTCCTTGGGTTAGAGTGCCACCAAATCCAGAAGTAAGTGGATTTAATACGGCATAGTTTCCGCTGACTTGAGCTCCGAGTCCACTATCGGTTCCGCCATTAGAAGGAGAATCATAAAAATAGTCTGTGTCTACTCCAGTTGTTGTGAAACCATTTTCAGAGAAATTTAAATTATTACCAGAAGTATCTGTTCCAACAGAAGATGTAGACATGGATAATTTATATCCAATATTACCATATGTTCCAGTATATGCTATAGGATCCCAAGATCCAGTGGTGCTACTAGTGGCGCCAAATGCACTTGGCAATAACGCTTGACCTGAAATAAAATGTATTCCAGTTATATACATATTTGCATAGAATGTAGTTCCAGATGGCAATAGTTCTGTAGCACCTATTCTAATTACAGAACCATTATTAGAAGCAATAGATGTAGATGTAAGATTAGAGGTTAGAAAATCAGTTTCAACTCCATTTACATAAATTGATTCTCTTGTAGATCCATTTTTAACAAAAACTAAATGTATCCATGCTGTTGGATCTCTAAACTTTGCAACAGTAGTAAAATCTGCTGATGGACTTTCGAACCATCTTATTTGGTCGTTTGCGGTGAAATATATTTGTATGGCACCACCACCGCCACTGTCTCTAACGCTAAATATTCCTTGTTCAGTTCCAAATGAGCATCTTTTTATCCAACAACTAAAAGTATAAGTTCCTGCTCCAGAAGTTGCATTTGCAGCGTTTGTTCTGTTTAAACTATTACTTTCGGATGAAGTAAAACGTAGGCTATTAGTGAATACTGGTGCGCTTGAAGATCCGCCGCCTGATGCTCCTGATCCTAAATCACTCCAAGTAGTTCCATTATAATATCTAATTTTACCTGTATCCGTTTTATAATATGTATCTCCAGCATTTGCTGTTGCTGGATCAGTAGTTCCCGTAGGCAATCCTAAACGATCTGATCTTGCTTCTACACCTGTAGTTCCGTCTCCAACAAATACTGGCATTTTTAGTATTCCTTTTAATTAAACGTCTGACCAAGAAGTTCCATTATATAATCTGACTTTATTTGTATCAGTTTTGTAGTAAACATCTCCAGCATTTGCTGTTGCTGGATCAGTAGTTCCCGTAGGCAATCCTAAACGATTTGAATTTTTTTCGGTTCCAGAACCTCCAGATCCAACAATAACTGGCATCAGTTTACCTCCTGAAGAATAAACTTATACTTCTTACCACTTCTTCTATTTATTAGGAAGAGGTCTTCCTCACCCTCTTGGATTGTGTATTGACCCCAAGTGCCATCTACTTCGTTAGCAGAACCTTCGTTAGACAGTTGAAGGTCAGCAGAAAATATGTTTGCCCAACGCTTATTGGAAGCACCTAAGTTTCTTGTGGCATCTGCTTCTGGTTCGAAGTTTCCTGTTA